CCTTGACAGTCACAAGAGTCTGGTTAGAACCTACAGGCATATGTGCCTTAACATATTCCTTTGCAGCTGTTCCATACTTCTTTTCTTCCAAGTCTCTCGTTCTGGATTCTGGTGTATCAATGCCATAAAAGCGTATGCGTTGTTTTCTCAACCACACACCAAACCCCAAGTCAATGTCAACATCTGTTGTGTCACCATCAACCACTCTTAATATCTTACAATTATATTCGTACATCTTATCCTCCAGCGAATACGTTAGACGAACCAGAGTTGGATGCATTAGGCACCCATGAACCGTGTCCACCTGTTGCGTCACCTTTTCGATGAACGCCTATACCATTTACAAATACGGTTGAACTTCCAGCTGTTGCTGGATCTCCGCATGATGTTGTGTCTCCAATCCTAACAGTCGCTGCACCATTTGTAAATACATTTGGTGAACCAGCTGCGTATGCGGTTTGGTGAAATGGATTAGGTGTAGGACTTGCGTGTCCTACATGATTATCTAATCCAACTCTTGTTACTTCAGGCATAATTATTCCTATGCGTATATCTGATAGAACTTACCGTACTCTTTATATCTTCTATGGTTATAAAAAGTTGCAATATCAAATCTATTACCAGACGGTTTAAGTGAAATGTGTAACCAAGGATTACCAGAACCACCAGTTTGATATTCTAGTAAGAATTGATCGTGCGGTACATTTTCACGAACCCACAATGCAATATCATAATACTCAGACCTTGATGCACCACTAAATTGCATATCAGCAGCCATTCCTCTTTCATGCTGAGATGCACCTTTCGCTGGGCGGAAACCAGAAGTGATAAACATATTTGGGTATTGGTCTTTTATTGGATCAAGAACATTAGTTGCCAAGTTCTTGAGATTATTTATTATGTCTTCTAGAGTTAAACCGTGTTGTTCTTTTATCTTATGTCCGAACGCCGCATTCTTTGATACGTCACCAACCTTATAATGTTTTGATATCTGTAGACTATAATCAACACTCTGTTCCGTAAGTGTAACCTGTTCAACAGCTCCTACTGATTGATTACCAGCCTCTACAGATGCTATGTTTGGATTTTCTCCTGTTTCTGCACCGTGTTCCGTAATGTCATCTGGAACATTTGGTTCTGCAATCAATCTTCTTGATGCACTTTCCGTATTGTATCTACCCTCAAGCGCATTGAAAGAATAATCAGAGAATGATGTCGGTAGATATTTTCCAGCTGCAACCGCAGCTTTGATTTCATCTTCACTCTTCTCAACATCATCGTCACCCATAAACTCACCTTCATCTGGCAATTCTATTCTTGGTTTCTCATCAAGGACTATTGCCTCAGGTGGTTCAGTAATCTCTTCACCTTCTTCATATGTTGGAAACCCACGAGAGTCTTTGAACTCAATGTCTGGAGCAGCTATCACCGCAGCTGCAGCTCTGCCCGCTTTGTTAAAGTCTATTGTAGAACCAACCAAGTCCATTGCACTACTAGATGTAATATTCATCGTAGTACCAGCATTAATATCCATAATTGTAGAAGTGATAAGATTAATATCATCACCAAACATATAGACACCATGTCCATCACCAACAATATCCAAGTTTCCTTTAATGTTTGTTTTGTAATCCCCATCCACATTGATAGTAAAGTTTGCCTGTGTCTGTAGTTTTATATCTGCAACAGCTGTTGCGGTAATGTTTTGTTGGGAAGTAATCTCTGTGGACTCATTTGAATACATACGAATATTTTTGCCCGCATGGAATGTAATGTTTCTTCCGACATTCCAAGTCATGTCCTCATCTACTTGTCCATTGACAGAACCACGAACATAAAGATTAGTATTACCGTCAACATATAAATCTACATTACCACGAACACGAACCTTTTTGTTCTTGTGAACGACTTCATAGTCCTCACCAATAATCTTAGTAACCTTTGTTCCGTCAGGATGAACTTCATAGAACGTACCAGAACGATGATACTCATGTATCCGTTCATGGCCAGGCGTATCATCAAACTCTTGAATGTGACCAGACTCAGTTTCCCTTACATGGTTGAATGGATACTGTGCATTGAACGGAGTCTTTGGTTCACCTGTCAAATCATCCACACGTTTCTTTTTGAAATCTACTACTGGATGTTGTTTAGATAAATCATTTACCGCAAGTCTGTTTGTGTCTACCTCATTTACCCTACGAGGATAATAAGAACGAGGATCACCAAACCCATTAAGAGTCTGTTGCGTTGAAACTGTTACTTCAACTTCCGTACCTTCTCTTGGTGGTTCATCGAATATGATTTTATTATCTTCAATTTTATATGACATTATGATACCTCAGTGTTAATCCCTTTTTCCTCTGCGTATTCCTTAATACTTTGAGAACCATTCTTTAGGGAAGTAGGTGGGCCTTGTGTAAACTCAGATGGATAGAAGTGTCCAACATCATTTGGAATATCATTCTTTAATTTAAATTGTCCTAGTGCTGCAACTGCCCGTGAAGTATAGTTATCACCACTTGTACCTGTGTCGTACTTTCCGTTTGGTAGATAGATAAGAAGATCTATTGCACATCCGTAATTGTGCCATGAAGAACCAGGCCGTGCAGCTCTGTTTTTTGTTCTACCAGATTTATAATCGTTGTAAAGTTTTCTTTGTTCTGCCATAGATCTGTATCCGTATCCGATACTTGCATCATAGTCTGGATTATCTTCAATGAACTTTACAATACCATTCGCCCATCTATCACGCAACCAAGGAACAAGACTGTTCAGTGCGTTTGCAGTTCTGTTACCATATCTCGATCTACCGAAGTCATCTGATGTATATGTTCTACCACCAGAAAACTCTGGTGCTTGTGCTTCTGTATTGATTGGTGATTCTGATGGTCTGTTTTCTGCTACATCTGATTCGCCATCTTTTGTTACGAGAACAGTTGAGTCCATAGTTCCAATTGGTGTTGTGAATTCTGTAGTGTTACCATCTGCAATAAAAGAAGTTGTCTGTACTTGTGCGGCTGGTTTCTGTTGATCGTCAGAGTAATCAAATGGAGCTCCACCTTGTGGTGCAGCGGAAGCATTAATCTTGCCTGGCAATGTTCCGAATACCATTGGTTCTTGCATGAAGTCTGGATCACGCCAGAAACCAATCACCCATGTACCTTCAATCGGCCCAGTAGGTGACATACCAATACCACCAGATGATGCAGAGTTCGCTGGTTGAATACAAAACGCCCAAGGCAAATCGCCAGTAGGAAGTTTTGTTTTATCTTCTGTGTGATATCCGAATACACGAACACGAACTCTACCTAGTGCCTTTGGGTCGCCTCTATCTTCTACGACACCAATCCACCAGATAAACCCATCACGCCCAGCAAAATAAGAAAGATTTTGTTCCATATAGAATTCCTTTCAAGTATTTATACTGTTGTATCAAAGCACCAAACAGGATTTATTTTTTATGGCTATAAAAATATTCAGCTGTATCTAATAAGTAATAGTCGCATATAGACTATGCGTAATCAAAGGATTTCAATTACATGAAACATATAATACTTGCTGCAGCATTGGTTGCAGGCACATCAGCTATGGCCGAGGATGGACTTTCTTGGGGTGGCGAATTAGATACAAAATACAAAGTTGATGCAGAAACATTAACTATGTCATTAGAACCAGACGTAACATACACATGGGGTTCATCTGCTTTAACAGTAGGTATGGACATTCCAGTATGGAACTCTACATCTGCTGATAATTTTATATTACTAGATGCATTAGATGCTGGTAAACAGCCTGATCTAGATATGGAAGTTACTCATCAGCTACGAGATAACATAGAGTTGTCAGTAGGAACTGCATGGGATTTAAACAGACAAGCACGAGAAGAGATTACACTAGGTGTTTCTTTCTCATTCTAATATAATAACAAAAGGGAGCCCGAACAGGACTCCCTTTCTCTTTTCGTTGGTCGGAGATGCTGGATTTGAACCAACGACCCCTTGTTCCCAAAACAAGTGCGCTACCAGACTGCGCTAATCTCCGTCAGACACATGGAAGATTTTCTACAGTGTCAATTAAATCAATCACCGAATCTTTATTCAGAAAACCATTCACCGTATCTTCATCATTTGTAATGGGTGGAAGCGAGTACGGTTCACCATTACGAGTCAGCATAATTTCAAACAGACCCATCTTGCCGCCATACGACATGTCGTGGCGTACAATTGATAATCCATATCCATTATCAAAGTCAACTTCACCACCATACTCGCTTCCTTTCAAACTATCCTCTTTAAAAAAAAGATAGTCCGAAACTTTATATTCCTTTACCTTATCAAACATCTTAGTAGCATACAATCTT